GTGTTCTGGGTGCCGGCGCTGCGCGCCCGTTTCGGCGCAAACCTGAAGTTCATCGGGGACAAGCAACGGCAATTCAAACGCGGCTTCATCTCGGCCACGCCCGACGCACTGCTCACCAATGCCCCGCGCGATATTCTGGCGCCGCTCGGCGTGGCGGATATTGGTAGCGACTACCTGCTGCTCGAGTGTAAATCGGTCGATCCCCGGGTCAAGCTCGACGCCCCCAAGCCCGAGCATCGCTACCAGGTTATTGTCCAACTCGGCGTCGTGCGCGACACCACCGAGTATCAACCCTGCTTCGGTGTTCTCACCTATATCAACGCCAGCTTCTGGGACGACATCACCGAATTCGCTATCGGCTTCGATCCTGCAGTTTACGCCAACGCCAAGGCGCGCGCCACCAAGGTGCTCACCGCTAATTGCGCATCCGAGCTGCCGCCGGAAGGTTGGATCGCGGGCGGCAAAGAATGTGAACGCTGCCCATTCAGCAAAGCTTGCGGCATCGAGCGGCGTGCGTTGCCTAACGGCAACGATTGCGCGGATCCGCAATTCGCCGCCGAGATGCGCGAGCTCGCCGTCACCTACAAGGCGCGCCAGGTCGAGGTCGATGCCGCCGAGGCGCGGCTACGCGCAAGCCAGTATGAGATCAAGGAACGGCTGCGTGCCAAGCAGCTGCGCCGTGTCGCCGGCGACGACTTCCACATCACGTGGACACCGGTGAAGGGACGGGGCGGAGTCGACGTCGCGGCACTAAGCGCGGCCGCGGCCGCCGCCGGCGTCGGCATTAACAAGTTCGAGACCGCGGGGACTCCCGGCGACCGCTTGGACGTTCGTGTACGCGAAACCGCGAGGTCGCCGCACCAAGAGCAAGAGGAGGCGAGCAAATGAACAAGAAAGATTTACTCGTGAACTAATCACCGAAATTCGAGAACCAATAATCGGTTCTCGATGTCCGCGTGCGCGAAGCACGCTCTCGTTCTCAGCAAAAGGAGACTTCATATGGAGAACGTTAACCCGCCGGCCGTGCCCGGCAAAAACCCGTTCGAAAGCTACGCCGATCGCGCCAACAACCAGATGTGGCTCGGTGCGCTCCTGAAGTTCACCAAAGGCGATTACCTCGTCGGTCGCGACGGGGAGGAGTGCCCGGAGAAGGAGGTGGTCGGGCTCATCCCCGGGTTGTTGCATGGCTGGGTACACTGGGAAGACACCTCCTCGGTCGAGCAGGTCATGGGATTGATGCTGGAAGGCTTCGTCCCGCCCGCGCGCGAGACGCTTAGCCACCGCGACAAAGAGCAGTGGGAGCTCGACAACAAAGGCAGGCCGCGCGATCCCTGGCGGGAAACCATCTACTTGCCGGTGATCTCGGTCAACGCCGAGACCGTCTACACGTTCGCGACCTCCAGCGATGGCGGCCGCCTGCGTGCAATTGCTCCGCTCTGCCGCGAATACGGCAACCACATCCGTCAGTGCCCGGATGAGCTGCCGATCTTTGGGCTCGAACAGGACTCCTACCAGCACCCCGACCGCAGCATCGGCCGGGTGAAGTACCCGCTGTTCCCGGTCAAGCGCTGGGTCAAGGCCGATCCTTACCTCGCCGCCGTCACAGCGCTCACCGGCAAGTCGCTGAAGCTTCTGTTGCCGAAGTGAGCGCGAGCATGATCACGACCGGACCCAATCTGCTGATGGGGCAGCAGATTGGGTCCACCACTTCACGCGCGTATGGGAGATACCAAGATGCACCCCGCCGCCGAATTTGTCGTCGCCATGTTCAGGCCGCATCAGAACGGCCGCGTGCACATTGTTAGTCTGCCCAACGTCAAGGACGGCAAGACCGACGGTGCTCCGATCTATACCCGCAGCTCAAAAGAAATCGCCGACTTCGTCGCGCGCCACGATCGCGACGGCTTCGGTTGCTTCGTATGCGTCAATCCAATCAAAGACAAGGCTACCCGCCGCGCGGAGGAGACGGTCGTCCAGATCGTCTGCGCGCATACCGATATTGACTTCAGCCAGGTCGAAGAGACACCAGAGGAAATCGAACGCGCCGTCGCCGGCTTGTCATGGCCGCCGAGCCGCGTGCACCATTCCGGCCACGGCCTGCATCTCTACTGGTTTTTACAGACCGCGCTCGAAGCTTCGCCGGAGAACAACGCCCGCCACAAGCGGCTGCTGCACCAAATTGCCGAGCTCCTCGGCGGAGACCCCGCGGCCTGTCTGATACCGCAGCTGATGCGCTTACCGGGGACGACCAATTCCAAGAACGGCGAGCAGCACTTGGTGGGTGTGCTCAGCGACCGCGCAGATCTGCAATACCAGTATACCGAGCTCGAGCAGCAGATCACCGCCACACCGGCGCCGCTGCTGCACCGTAAGCGTACGGGCGGCGGCAACGGCGCCAGCCCCGATAATCCGTTCCTGGCCTTCGCCGCGGCCTACGCCGAAGCGACCCCGCTCGACGTCGACCAGCTCCTGGCCGACATGGTCTATCGCGGCGCCGGCGGCGGCGGTAATGCCCACGATACCTTGTTGCGCTGTACCGCCGCGCTGCTCAACCGCGGGGAGAAGCTCGAGATCATCATCGAGCGCTGCCTCGCCGCCCTCGCCCTCGCCGCCGCACGCGCCGGGCTGGTAATCGATCCGGCCCGCGAGCAATCCATCATCGCAGACATGTGCGACAGCTGGATCGCAAAACACCCGGAGATTGACGAACGCGAGTCGAAGGAAGAACCACCGCCCCCTGCGGATAATCCGTCAACAAAGACAAACGACAAAACCAGTGGGCATGTCCACGCCGAACCGGCGACGACTCCGGTAAACCTGTGGAATACGTTCGATCCGCCACGCTTGCCGCACGGGCTGCTACCGTCCGTTATCGAAGACTTCGCCTTTGAGCAAGGCGCCGCTATGGGCGCGGACCCCGCCGGCCTTGCCGTCGCCGCGTTGGCGGTGTGTGCGGCTGCCGTTCCCGATAGCGTCCAACTCCGCGTCAAGCGACACGGCAGATGGTATGAAGCGACTCGGTTGTGGGTTGGGCTGGTTGGCGATCCGAGTACGAAGAAGTCCCCTATAATCGACCAAGCCGTGCGCCCGCTCGAACGCATCGACGCCGCGCTGTGGTATGCCTACGCCGCCGCCAAAGCGGAGTGGGACGCGCTGGACAAGGAGACCAAGCGCGTAACTCCGCCACCGCCGCAAGTCCGCGTCAAACTCGACGACGCCACCGTCGAAGCGGCGCAGGAAGTCCTGCGCGACAGCCCTGACGGCGTATTGTACCACCGCGACGAACTGTCGGGCTTCTTCGGATCAATCGACAAGTACGCCGGTCATCGCGGAGCGGCCAACGACCGCGGCTTTTGGCTGCAAGCCTATAACGGCGGTGCCTACACCTTCGATCGCGTCAAACGCGGCTCCGGTCGCATCGAGCATTTATCAGTCTCGGTACTCGGCGGCATTCAGCCCGAGCCGATGCGCAAGCTGGCCGCGGACACGGTGGACGACGGATTAATCCAACGCCTCGTCACCATCATGCTGCGCCCAGGAGGTATCGGCCGCGACGAAGAGATGTCGAAGGCGGTAGAGAACTACGAAAGCTTGGTGGAGCAGCTCCGCCAGATACAGCTGCTCACGCTCGGTGATGTGATGCTCGCCGACTCCGCCCGCGAAATTCGGGAAGAGATGGAACGCAAGCACCACGACGAATTGCCTGCGATCGAACTCATCAATAAAAAACTTGCGGCGCATTTCGGAAAATACGACGGCATCTTCGCCCGGCTCTGCCTGTTGTGGCACTGCATCGAAGACCCTACCACCGTCGCCGCGGCGCAGATCGGCGCCGCGCGTACTCGCCGGGTAGCGGACTTCTTATCGCGGTTCTTAGCGCGACACGCCATCGCGTTTTACGCCAACATCTACGGCCTATCGGACGACCACGACCGACTCACGGCGGTTGCTGGCTACATCCTGGCGCACAAAGTGGAGCGGCTGACGAACCGCGTCATCCAACGCGGCGACAGCACAATGCGCGGGCTCAAGCGCTTCGAGATCGAGAATATCTGCCATCAACTCGACGCGCTCGGATGGGTCACAGAAGCGCAACGGAAGCGCGTCAACGATCCGCCGCGCTGGGATGTGAACCCAGAAGTTCATCGCATCTTCCAGAAGCGTGCAAAACAGGAAACGGAGCGGCGCCAGCGGCGGCGCGAGATCATCCTTGAACAGACCCGATCGGAGGAGGAAGAGGATACATGACCCAAGACTACTGCAACATCGCAGCCATACCGGAAGCCTATCGAAGTTGGGTCACGGCCCGTGCACAGGAACTCAAACGAGACGACCCTTCACGCTCTAAAAAAGAGTGCTGGCACATCGCACAAGGCGAATGGCATGAGATGCGGCGGCACTGGAAACGCGAGCAAAAACAGCACGCGCTAGTTGTCTAGCGCGTCCGACGCCATCTGCGCCTGAGAAGTGTCGCAAGTGTCCCTTGTATGGACGAGAGTAAAGAGACAAATCCCCTTGTTTTTTATATTTGGACTCTCTCCCCCGCAGGGTTCGTGCAAGGGACACTTGTGACACTGCCGTACTATCGTCGGAGCATTTCACGGGGCGCCGCTATGCTGCTAGCGCATGAACAAGACGCGCCGCCGGCAGGGCACAGCTGGGCGCCCGTCAGACCCTCAGCCGCGTCATGCGCAACAAGCAGCTGGGCGCCAAGAGCCGGCAGCAGCAGCGCCAGCAGGACGAGCCATGGTGGATTCGACCTCGGCAACCCGGAGCAAAGTAGGCGCTGGATCCGCTGCGGACCAATGCGGCACAATGGGTATCGGCTCGCCCACCTCGCCAATGATCCTAAGTTTTTGGTACCTTCGCGTGGATACGCCAGCTACCGATTGAAACCAACGGAACCGGGATGGGTTAGAACCGCTTCGGACCTGTTCATGAGAAAAACTCATCGAACAAAGCGCGTACCTGCTTGACCCGCTGGCCAAAGAGGGATATTGCTTCAGCTAAGTCCTTGCGGGGGCTACCGAATTTTCTAGGGACCACTGCAACCCAGGGGCGCGGCGGCGTGCGCGTTCTGCTACCTGTCGAAAAGCATTAGGGCCTACCATTTTACAGCGTCCCGCTGGCATTCCGCAGCCCATGGTTATATCGACAGGAATCGCGCGTTTTTCGAGCCTTCCCGCCTTCGAGAATATCATTTCGCCGGCGTTCGCGACGATTTAGACTGCCGGTTGAGGAGCCCTCATGCCGCGAAGAGCTGCCGATTCGCTGGTCGTCTCGATCCCAACCACGCGATTGCATCCACCGCCCGGCCTCTCGGAGGGAGCGAAGGCCGAGTTCATTCGTATCGTGACATGCGAGCGGCCCGAGCACTTCAAGCCGTCAGACCTGCCGCTGCTCACCCAATACTGCGAGAGCTCTGCCCTCGCTGCGCGGGCGACGCAGGAGCTCCAACGTGATGACGCGGCGCCGCGCTGGCTGACGCTATGGGAGAAGGCGAACAGGAACATGGTGGCGCTCGCCGCGCGCTTGCGCCTCTGTCCGCAGAGCAGGCAACCCAATAATCCCCGAGCGGCGAGACCGGCGTCGATGTCGTATTACGAACGAGCGGAGCTCGAAGCGCATGACGAAGCTGAGTGACGTTGACCGTGACGCGCTCAAACGCTGCATCGAAATGGCGCGCACGTATCCTAACCGCAGCGAACAGATCGACTGGAAACTCGGGAAAGGGGGATGCAGTTGGCAGGAGACCGCAAGGTTTTGCGCCTACCTTTGTCAGAGCCGAAACCTGCAGCTTGAGATAATGGAATTTCCGCCATGCTGGTTGCTCGATGCCGAAGACACTGAGGGGCCGAGCTTCAAGCGCAAACCGGAGGCAGCGCGGCTGCTGAGGCGCCTGCTCGCGGCTGGCCTCAGCCAGTACGAGCCAGATCCGATTCGCGCGCTCGCAGCTGCGGAGAAGCTGCAAGCAGCCGAATAATAAGAAACCCCCGCGCCGCGCGGGCGCAGGGGCAAGGCGAATCGGCCATAGAAGAGGTTGAACCTGGCGACGCTACTGCCGGTGTCATCAGCACGCAAACCCCTTTTTGAGGCTCACCTATGCCGCCCCTTCGTCTTTCCGACGACGAGCTTGACGCCGTCATGCTCGCGGCTCGACCGCTTCGCCCTCACGACCGCGACGCCTTCTTGCAGGATGTCGCCGACCAGCTATCGACGTGCGCCGTGATCGGCCCCGGCATCGTGGCCAAGGCTTGTCGTGCGGCACAGCGCAAGTTTTTCGATCCGCCCGAACTCTCGCACGACGTCTCGAAATATCGCTGAGAGTCACCGTCACTTCGATCGACGGGGCGCTGGACATAACACGTAGCTGAGTTACAGCGGCCCCAATGCAGGCCGCGCGCCGCGTGCGGCCAG